GTTGCAAACAAATTGGGAAGTGGCCGGATCTACAAGAAGCCCATAATTATAGGATGATGAAATGCAATCAGTTAAATGAAATCCGCCTCCAGAAACAATATGGAAACAGGCTTGGGCAGCACTTGCATCCTGGAAGCCAGAACAATTATTTAAAAGAACATTAGGAGTCCAATCGACTCGATAAGCGTCAAGTCCAACGTTAGCCACATCAATATTATTAAGTCGGACAAATCCTGTATTTAAAATTGAGACCCCAACATATGTTGTCTTAATATTAACACTTGTAATATCAATTTCACTCACATTATCAATTGCTATCGCCGCGCCGGCGGTAAGAGTTCCCGCCGACGAATACAGGGTCATATAACTCACGCCGCCATAAAAAAATCCATTCCCACCCCAACCACTAGGGCTAAACGCAGCCGCCTTGTAAAACCGGACAATATTATTATTCCCAAAAGTAGCGACGATTTTTGTGACGCCAGCTCCTTCCCCCTGGAGGTAAACGCCAGAGTTAGAAATGAGCAATTCACTTGTGATTTTGTAACTGCCATTCGGTAGAAAAACTATGCGGCCTCCAGATGTTTGTGCAGATGTAATGGCGGCTTGAATTGCCGCAGTATCATCAGTAGTTCCATCACCTACTGCACCAAAATCCTTTACATTCAAAATATCTGCAAAGCGATTTGCAAGCGTCCGAGAAGTCGTGGTGCCTGTTGCGGTAACGGTCGTGGCAGAAGTGTTGACTCCTGGCAAAGTCGTAATGGTGTCGCCTAGCTGGACGGGCGTGCTACCAATCGTGATAGGAGTAGCAAAGTTATCGTCTAGCTGGGAAAGCGGTATCTCCGTCGTGCGATTCGCAAAAGTGTTCGGAACAGCCAACTTATTTCTCCTCAGACACAGAAGTTTATAGTTTTTCCTTAAGAGGGCGCCCAGGGGATTGGCAAAAATTTACTTGGTGGATTTTTTATATTAGCCAGTTGTGTAGCAAGGTTAGATTCATATTCAGCAACCTGATCTGCGCCCATAGATTCTTTTAGCCATTCAAGAACTTGCTCCTCTGTCAGATTTTCATAAGGAGTAAATTTTTCCAAAGGATCATATACGATTGTTTGAGAATTATACACAGTTGCCGTGTATTCTCCATCAGTGCCATTACAACGCCAATAGACCGTGAAGACGACGTTTTCTTTTCCTGCATACTGCGGATAGCATTTCATGCCTTCCACAAGCCAGATATAAGTATTAGCCATTTATCCCCTCATTTTCTTTCGACTGAAGTTGTTCTTCGCCTTGCTTTTTAATCTTCGCAATCACTTCAAAAACTGTCGTGAAAGGAAGATTCCCAAGAGCCTGCAAAACTACGTTCAGTTCATTCAGCGTCAGATCAAGTTTGAAGGTCTGCATTTTACTTTACCACGTAGCGATCGCTACACGCTTCCAAGTATTGGTAGCGGTACAGACATAGATATAGCTAGTATCCCAGCATACTTGGCCGGTAGTGCCAGTGGCCGTAGCTGAAGATGGCGTTTTCGCAGTATTGATCTGAATAGAACTGTCATTCACGACCAATTTGGAGGCGCCAGCAGTTGTAGTCCCAATAAGAACGTTCCCGGCATTATCAATTCTCATTCGTTCAGTAGGGGCCGCAGCACCATCAGCCGTAGTGCTAAAAATTAATCGGCCCGGCATATTCCCTGACCCCGGGGTTGCATCTACAGTCGCACCAATAAATGCCGCACTACGGTATTGTGCACCATCATAAGCCTGGAATGCCAATAGGCAAATAGCATCACCATTACTTACAACCGTTGGAGAAGAAGGGGTGCCACGAGATTTAGCAAAAATAGTTGGCTGAGGAGCGGAGCTTGTATCTGAACGAATAAATGCCGCGCCGCCAGATGCACCCGTTCCGACAACTTCAAATGCAAAATTAGAAGCAAGTCCATTAATTGGGTTAGTAGCAGAAACAACCGCTGTTGTTCCAACAATGACATTGCCGCTAGTATCTACAACGAATGGGGTGCTGTCTGGATTCGCAGAATCTTCGACAACAAGTGAATTACCGGCACCAGTTTGCGTAATACGCAAAGCGTCTGTTGAAGTGTTTGCAACAACATTTAGCAATGCGCTCGGAGAAGCGGTGCCAATGCCAACATTCCCGGCGTTATCAATCCTCATCCGCTCTGTAGGTGAGGAAGCCCCGTCAGCCGTGGTGTTAAACACCAAGCGTCCCGGCATGTCATTGGTGCCAGGAGTGCCGTCAACAGTAGCAGAAATAGATGCTGCTTGAACAAACGCAGTTCCATCAGCGCCTTGAAAATTAATTTCACCCAACACATCGCCGGATTGCACAATGGTAGCCGCAGAACCAATGGTTGTGCTGCGTGATTTCACAAACTCAAGACGTTGTTGATTGGCATCATTCAAAAACCGAGAAATAGTGGCAGAGCCAGTAATTAATTGAAGTTTTGCTGACCCAGTAGTTGCGGTCGTAAACCGCGCAGTCGCACCCAAAATAGCTGAACCATCAGTATCAACAACAAACGGCGTCGAATCCGGGTTTGCACTATCCTCAACTACCAGCGCATTACCGGCGCCGGTTTGTGTAATGCGAAGCGCATCTGTTGCAGTATTTGCAACAACATTTAGCAATGCGCTAGGAGCACTCGTTCCAATGCCGACGTTGCCGGCGTTATCAATCCTCATTCGTTCAGTAATGCTTGATGCATTGTCGGCTGTAGTGCTGAACACAATTCTTCCCGGCATATCATTTGTGCCAGGAGTGCCGTCAACATCTACGCGAATTTCAGCAGCTTGAATAAATTGCGTTCCGTCAGAACCATATGCCGCAATACGAGCAATTTGATCGCCGGATGATACTATACCCTGAGTTCCAGGAGATGCGCCGCGAGACTTTGCAAACCATAGTTTTGCTGCGCCTGAATCACTGCTCCACTGGAACTGTCCAGTTCCATTTGTATTATGATTTTGAATAAAAGGATTAAAACCACCTACAGCTTGTTGTGCTGTAGCAGATACAAGAACTCGTCCAACCGTATTAATAACAAATGGCGTTGAATCAGGATTTGTCTCATCTTCTACTACAAGGGCATTCCCAGAACCAGTTTGTGTAATTCTAACTGCATCACCAGATGTATTAGTTGATACAGTTAATTTATTGCTAACCTGAACATCGCCACTAAAATCTCCATTTACAGAATACGTTGTAGAAAACCGATAACTTGAAAGACCCAAGCTCCAATAATTATTATCAGATGGGCCAATATTTGCGCCAGTTCCGCCAGCATTTACGGAAAAAGCGACAATTCTATTTACAGCATTTGTTCCATCAAGCACACTAAAGTCAATTAGTCCGCGTTCTGCACCAGCAGTCGCATCTACCAATCCTGGATTTATATACGCAGCAGTTTTTTGCGCACCAGTCGAATTATTATTTAATGCGACAATGGATGGACCCGCACCATTTTGCCCACTCGTATTTACAAAATATAAATTTGGTCCGCTATGAGTTGAATCTGGGCCAATCTGTGCGCTTGGCCCACCAACATTAAGTGTACTAGAAATATAAGTCGCACCGCGAACATCCAACTTAGCTGTTGGAGTGCTTGTGCCAATTCCTACATTGCCAGAAGTATCAATACGCATCCTTTCTGTCTGGCTTCCAGTCTTAAATATAATAGAATCAGTGGTCCCAGTGCCTGATGTAGACTCAAGCGTAAGAGTCCCTGATGCCGTGGTATCACCAATAAGAAGCGGAACTGTTGCGTTGGTAACAAAAGTTGGCGTGGTCTGAAGGGCTACAACAGTGCCTGTGCCTGTTGTGGAATAAGAAGTTCCCCAAGAAGAGCCGGTAGAATTAGCAATACCCGCAGCGGGATAAGTTGTAGGTCCTGTAGCTCCTGTTGGCCCTGTAGCCCCTGTAGGTCCAGTGAGACCCGTAGAACCAGTTGCTCCTGTAGGACCTGTGGGACCAAGGATTGTGTAAGCAACTTGCGTTGCCGTGAAGATGACGCTTGGAGTCTGAGGAGAGACAGGGGTGGTGCCAGCGGCGACTGTTTGAATCGAAACAGAGGTGCTACCAGTCGACCAGATCATCTCAATGTAGTCATTGGCAACCAACTTCAAGACGAAATTGACAGTCATCAAGCCATAACCATCAACGCCGCCATGACGCTGCTGAACACTTAGTTTTGTGTCACTATCAGGAACATCACCTGTGCTTCCGCCATCATTCTTGCGGAGCCACACATTCACATCGTGAATCTGCGTGTCTGAGTTTGCGAACTGGATAGAAAACGTCAGGCTATAAACGCCATCATAAGCAAACGTAACGCGACTATTTGAAACAACACTTACGCCGCTGTTGTTTGCATCCGCGTTATTCAATGTAACGGAGTAAGCCGTATTCGCGGAGGCAGCGGTCTGATCCGTCGTATCCCAGAAAGAGCCCCAATACCCAAGAGTGCCTCCAGCGCCCGTAGCACCAGTAGGGCCTGTAGGCCCTGTAGGGCCAATAAGACCAGTAGCACCAGAAGCACCTGTCGGCCCCGTAGGTCCAGTTGCGCCCGTAGCCCCAGCTGACCCAGCCGGTCCTGTAGGGCCAGAAGCCCCGGTAGAGCCTGTCGCCCCAGCGGGGCCTGTAGGGCCCGCCACTGTAGATGCCGCGCCTGTAGCGCCTGTAGGACCGGTTGGCCCGGTAGAACCCGTAGCGCCAGTAGACCCCGCGGGACCAGCGGGTCCAATATCCCCCATGGCGCCCGTGGCCCCCGTAGGCCCCGTCGGCCCAGCCGGCCCCTGAAGACCCTGCGGCCCGGTCGGCCCCGTAGGGCCAGCCTGGATTCCCGCGATCGCGCCCGTCGTCGTCCTAGCGGATACACCCGCCTGGACAATCTCAAGTTCCTCATTCCCCGTCAGAGAAATGGCCGGGGGGAGATTGGGGATCTGGATTACAGCCATTTTTAAGCGCCATCCATCTTGTTTGATTTGCGCCTATTTTCGTGCGCCAACAACAACTGAAAGAATTTCAAACACTTTGAGCATTTATGGGTCATTGATCAAGCGGCCCCGTCTTAGGAACGTCAGTGTTGTTGTAAGGCAACCCAGGATCATCATTGCCCGGCACGTTCGGATTAGTCCCAGGCTCCTGATTAAGACCACCAGGAGGCTCGCCGGTCTGCTGAGTCACGCGGTCATTTCCATTTTGCGTGACACGCACATTCCCTCCAGGGATTGGAATCCCAGTAGACGGGTCCACTAGATAAGTGCCATACACAAACCAATCAATTTGATTGGCTGAGTTATTATTCCAATTAATCAAATTGTTGGAGTTATTGACCCAGCCAATATCATTTTCTGTATTTGGTTGAGTGTATCTTGTGTTTGTCTCTGCCGTCACATAGTCAGGCACACGCGGGTTCTGGATGGGCATCGGATCCGGCGGGACCACAATGGCACGAAGTTGGGATTGCGGCTCATCCAGGCAGTTCCGGCACACAAGCAAGCGCAAGTTCTGCATCGTGGCGCCACGCCAGTCATACTGCCAGATGAGCGTGGAATGCGTGTAGAGAAAGCCACAACGATCACACTGCCCCGCCGCCTGGGGCGACGAGGATGATACTCTAGCCCGGCCTTGACGAGATGCGTATGCCATTAGGGCCTGAAGTATCCCGCAATCAGGGGCGACACATACGTGGGAACATTCTCCACGTTCTGGTTGGCAGCCACCTGATAGGACTCATCCGCGATAGGCTTCCACAACGGAGCCTTCTCAGGCGTCCAGATGCGTGCCAGACGATACGCCAACCCATCCGCGAAGGCTTCCAGCCACAGATACGGGATATCCAAAGTCTGGGCATTGGCCAGATTGGCATCCTGAAGCTGCCGCACCCGGTAATACTTCAGGTATTGCGCGCTGGTGCCATCCGGCACAGGCCACAACGTGATCGTGGGGTTCAGAAGACGATCAAACCAGAACGTCGTGGTGAACCCCTGCTGGGTCTTATTGGGGTAGGACGCATATTCCGTGCGGCTGACCGGCATGATCAGTCGGTCGATCGGCTGCGAAGACCCCGTCGTTTGGGTCACGTAGGCGTCCAGGATCATGACCGTGCTGGGATCAACCGGATAAGACGCCTGCCCTTGGACCAGGACGTCAGTCACAAGATCCACAGCCCACAGGTTCACGCCCTGGTTCGACCAGCGCGACAGCATCATATTCGTCGCCATTCGCGCGCTGTTCAGGTGTTCCTGAACAAGCGAGGTCGCCCGAATGCCGATCTGGTTGTAGGCGTAGATCGTCAGTTCGCCGAGTGAAGGGTCGAACGTATATGTGCCGCTAGTGGTCATCCGGGGGTGCCACCGCCGCCGCGACCCTGGGAGGGCCGACCGCCGCCACCGCCAAAGGGGCCAGCACCCAGGCCACCCGGTGCGTACCCATAGCCACCGCCACCGCTGCCTGGATCGGTGATGGTCCCGTCAATGGGAGTCACACCCGACTGACCGCCAGATACATCAAGACCAACAGTCATAGTTCCAGAAGCCAGGGGGAAGCCACCACCAAGAGAAAAACCGGTCATAGATTAACGACTCCAGACTGAATGAATATCGCCGCCACAGAACCCGTGCCACTGTTCAACAGCACACGGGCAAACTTCGGCGTAAAAATGTAATTGGACTGACGGCTAGTCGTAGCACCGACAACAGCGGTGTCATTGCTGTTGATCCAGTTTATATTAGCCAACGCAACAGGGAAATCCGGGTCATTCGGATCATCCAGCGTCTGCTGTATCGTGTAGTTCACAGTGCCCGTGACATTGGTCTGGATAGACGTGTAATTAGAAGCCCACTCATCCAACCTTACCCATGCACTACCAGCAATGCCACTGGTGCCGATCGAGACCGTGCCAGCAGAAGCCCCGGAAGCCACGATACTGGTCACAGTGGCATAGTCCAGGACCGTGGTGGCCGTGGTCGCATTCCCACCCGTCACGACCTCAGATGCCGAATTGCGCGAGAACGTCGTGCCTGTCACCGTGAAGGTAATGCCAGAGTCATTGCCCGAAGACGTAAACAGAATCCTGCGGGGCTTATCCAGCGTGGCAACGCCGCCAGAAACCAGCGGGCCATTGAGAGCCACGGTCCCCGCCACGGGAATGGATGCTGCCGTCCGTAGAGCAGTGGCATTTGCCGCAGCCAACGGGCCAACAGAAACTTGAATGGTTCTCATCATTCGCCTCGTTACTATGCCCGGCTACGCCGATGGCCGATTATATCAACCACAATCCCACATACGAAGGGATTTATTGATACGACTATTGCCTTCCTTGCGTGTCCAAGCCCCAGGCATCATAGCCTCCATGGAAAGACGGGGGCACACGGCCCCCGTTTATCACACCCAACCCGGCATCACCGGCTTAGTAGTGTTCCGCAGCCTTGCGGGGCGAGCCACCGGCAGCAGACGACATCAGGCGGCCACCAGACGCGCGCGCCTTGCGGCCCGCGTTCTTCATGGCCTCGTCGCCGTGGATCTTGCCAGCGGACTTCTTCACCTTGCCGCCACGCTTGAAGCCATCGTCACCCGCGCGGGACGCCTTGGCCACATTGCTGTCGCCGCCAGCGTAGGCCTTGGTCACCGGCTTATCAGCAGCCTTCTTACCCTTCATGGCTCAGTTCCTTACTGCTGGACATAAAGCATGGTGACGACAACATAGCCAGCAGATGTCGCGCCACTCGGGGTCACAGTCACAACAACCGGCGCAGTCGTCGGCGCGGCAGCGCCAAGAACGGTCTCGCCATTCATCGCGGCAAGCTGGGCAGCCGTGTAAGTGATAGTCGCACGCCCCGCAGTCTTGGCGTTGATGCCAGAAACATACTGCGTGCCAGCAGCCGCCGTGCCGATCGTCAGGGTAGCCGACGTAGCGGAATTGAACGCCGTCAGAACATCAACATTGAAGCTAATGATCTGCGAACCAGCCGGGATGTAGAGCGTGGAAGATACAGCAGTCGTGCTATTCTGAGTGATCGACGTAGACTGGGAAAGAATCACATTGCCCTGGTTGGGGCCGTTGGTCTCACCCTGTTGCAGATCACCCGCGATAACCGGACCGCTGAAGTGGGTAGCACCCATTTTACTCTCCTTCAGTTAGCAACCCCTCTCCACAAGGGAGAGGGGCGCAGGGTCCAGTTACGACGTGGGGAAAGTGCCCCAGATCGCACGCCAGTTATAATATCCGAAGCTATACCGCTCGTAGCCCTTGACCAGCAGGTTGTCGGTCGCAAAGTCCACGAACATGTCAGTCTCGAAGGCCACGCGCTCCATATAGGAGAGGCCATCGATGTTGGTCAGCAGGAACCACGCGAAGGCCGATGTCAGATAGTCATTGACCATGTAGCCTTCCGGCAGGCCGCCGGCAGTAGACATGATCGCATTGACGTCGTTGTCGGCAGTGCCGGGACGCAGTTCCGTCTTCGTCAGGCGGATCGCGACCGGTTCAAGCTGCGGCGGCACAACGAGACGACGGCCACGGGCGAAGATCTTCAGACCAGCCTGATCCTTGAAGTTCGTCCGGATAGCAATCATCGCGTTGAGCAGCGTGGCCTCGTTCAGGTCCACGTCGGTCGCCGGGCGATTGGCAACCGTGCCACCATCAATCGGATGGTCAGTGGCGCAGAGGGCCTTGCCGTCACCACCAACCGCAGAATTGTAGGTAGAAGCGGTGTTGATGACGTTGGCGCCGTAGAGTTCTTTTGTCTGGTGAAATGCTTCAACCAGACCAAGGTTCGACGGCTGGAACTGCGTCTTATACAGGTTGTCGTCAATCGCCTTGCGGGTGATAGCATACCCCAGGCCGATTTCGTTGTGTTCCTGGTTGTAGACGAAACGCTCACCGGCAGCATTGTCGAAGGAGGTCTGGCCACCTTCAGTCTTCAACTGCGCCAGACCCAGGAAGCGCATTTCAGCGGTGCGTTCCAGAGCCAGCTTGGAGTTGTGCTTGGTGAAGATCTTGTCGTACTGCGACGGAATCTGCTCATACTTGCCTTCGATACCACGAAGGCCCGGCAGGAGCAGATCCTTAATGGCGGAAAGATTAACAGCCATGGGTGCTTACTCCTTACACGCCGGTCAGGTTGCGCGTCGAGACGTTGTTGAACGCCACGACAACCTGATCATACGCCTGACCATTGGCGAGCGTGCCATTGGCGCCGGGCGGGGCATTGATGATAGAAACAACACGGAACGGGTTGTTCGCGGTGGTCCCCAGAGTGGTGGAGTCAACATAGGCAGCGGAAATGCCCGTGCTGGTGTTGCCAGAGCCGATCACAAAACCGACGGTGGCGTTCACATCAGAAGCGGCAAGACCAGTGCCATCAGCCTGAACCGTGAAGCGGGCATTCGGGTCATTCACAATGTAACCCTCGATGGACCCCGCCACCGGGTCAGTGCCGCCCGGATAGTAGTTGGACCACACCGTGCGCTTGGACACAGTGGAGAGATACTTGCAGCCAGCGAACACACCAGCAATGCCAGCGGCAGCCGGGGAGCCGCCCGTGGAAGCGGACTGGGCGATGGAACCATCGCTCTGAGCCGTCACCGGGTCGCCATAGAAAATGTTGCTTGCACCAGCAGTAATAGCCACGGCAACCTGTTCATAGGTCGGCGCGGAACCATTCCCAGAATACTGGCGGAAGCCGAAGGGCGCATTCGTATTCGCCACGACAGTTCTCCGTGAGGAGTTTCGTCATCGCCGCCGGGGAGATTAGAAACACTTTTGGGATATAGCCTTCGCACCGGGGAAGGCCGCAATGAAACAATAAGCAGAAAACATAGAGAAAGAAAAGGCTTATTTTGCAATAAGCCTATTCCCCTCGTTTTTCACTTATCGTCAGGCACAGGCATAGGCTCATAACTCTTGTTCAGACGCGGGCGAGTCTGGGGGTGATCCCGTTCAAACTGGCCCTGCGGCGCATTGCGAAGCTGCTCTTCCTTCGCCTGGATAGCCCGGCGAGCCGCCCGCTTGTCGTTCTCACGGACCTCGTTCGTGATCTCCTTCGGGCGCTCCATCAGGACCATGCCCTTGCGCTCGATCGTGGCCGCCGTCATGCCGCGCGGCATCATCTCAGGGTGACGATCCGCCGGCACCGCTTCCCAGCCACGCCGGGCCACCGCCACGGTATAGGCCGGATCCTCGGCCCCGAAGACTGTCTTCCGCTTCCATTCGTAGGACCAGCCATCCGGCACGGAATCGGGGTCGATGTAGAACTCGTCGGTGCCTTCATCCAAGTCGCCCAGGTGGCCACGAAGTTCAGCCGCACGCCGGGCCGCACGGGCGCGCGGGTCTTCCTCGCGCATCGTAGGGCGCATTTCAGGCCGCTCAGGGGCCGCCACAGGCGCTTCCGGGGCAACGGGAGCGGTATTGACCTGGATATCCCCGAAGACAGCCTCTGCCGGGCTCTGTGGCGCGGCGGGCTTCACACGCACAGGGCGCCCACGGCGCGCCGGGCGAACAAGCGTCGGTTCCATCAGTGCATTTTCCCTTCACGCTTCAGTGCAGTCAGGTTGCGGGCATATTCCTCATAGGACATGCCCATGTCAGCGGCGGCTTCCTTCTGGGCCTGGGACAGGCTGACCACGGTCACGCGGCCATTTGTGGTGCCCGTGCCATTGCCAGACCGGCTGACCGGCGCCGCTGCCGGGGCAGAACGCCGAGACACGACCTTAGCCGCACTGGACGTCGGGTCTTCCGCCGCTTCCGTGGACATGCTGGGTTGGGCCTGGATGCCCAGGAGCCGCTCAACCCCCGTGAAGTAGTCGTCGGAGTCAACTTGGACCCCGTCCGCTGTCACCATGTTATGTGCAGCCAGCATCTTCTGCATCATACGCTGATC